CCACTACCTCACCGTGGAGCTCAACACCTTCGCGCTTGTCTCCCGCTACTGGCTGTGCCTTCGCGACTTCTGTCCGGGCCTTTCGTACCGGGAGGTTGTGCGTTGGCCCCTCATGGCCTACGGCGACGACAGTGCGGCGGTCCTGCCTCACGGCGTCAACTTCGCCATGCTCTGCGATCGCATGCTGTGGTACAACTTCGTCATGGCGGCGGCCAACAAGCTGATGCGCGGCGTTCGCGACTACGTGCCCGCCCGCGACGAGTTAACCATGCTCAAGCGTTCGCACGTTGTGGACCCCCGCACCGGCGCCGTTTTGGCCCCGCTGGACCGGACTTCCATCCTGTCCTCCGTAGCGTACCGCCTGCGTGACGACCGCACTGGCGTGAAGTACATGGCGCGGGCGATCAGCGCCGTGCGCGAGGCGGCGGTGCACGACCGCGTTTTCTATGACCGTGTGGTCAGTCTTGTCTGTCGCGTCATTGACGCGGCCGGCACCGGCTACACGCTTGGGGGTCGCCCTTTCCAGTTCCCGTCCTACGACGTGGCCCGCGAGCGCATCATCAACGGTGCGCTCCACGGCTGCTCTATTGAGGACGAGGACTTCTACGCCGCTCAGGCGTGAAACTTTTCTTGCTCAAAGCTGACACCGAAATCCCAACGGCCCCTCCCCCGGTCCAGAACCAGGTTACTAGTTTCCAAGACACAGCGGTAGAGTCTGTGCCCGCCTCGGGCATCTCCGCTATCCAACTTTTCGACAACCTGTCCGCGTACCCCGCGGACAGCACGGCGGCCGTCATTAGCCGGCCCTACCCGGTCACGACGATCCGGTGGTCCACTGACGACTCCCAGGGCGCGCTCCTCGCGACGCTCAACTTTCCGGACTTGCTACTGGCCAAACCGTTCATCTCCAGCAAGCTCGCCAACTACACTTTTCTCCGCGCCGGAGTTAAGTTAACGGCGCGCTGCAACGGCAACAAGTTCCTGTACGGGTGCTTGATGCTGGGCTGGACGCCCGCCGCTCACCTGGACCCCGCGTCTGACGACAGCGTTAACCTTTTCACCACTAGTGGTGGCGCGCATGCACTGCTCTCCATCAACGACGCAGTCATGCCCGAGATGCACATGCCGTACATCAGCCCGGACCCCTACATCAACCTGGGCTCCTACGCTAGCGGCTGCATCGGGACGCTGGATGTGCTAGTCCTAGCACCTCTCCTGTCTGTGTCCCCCATCGCCACGAACGTGGTCGAGGTCACCATCTACGCGGAGTTCACTGACACGCGCGTGGAGGGCCCCACTCCCACAGTGGCGCTCGCCTCCCCTTCACCGATCGTCCACACGGCGGTTTCCTACTGAGCCTAAGGCTACTAGCATTTTTCTTGCGCTTTCCTACTCACTCACATCACCCTTCTGCAGAGGCCGTCAAGAAGTCGGCCGACGGCCTGGTCGCGGGCGTCTCGTCCTCGGTCGGGGACGCTATCGGCTCCGCCGTCTCCGGTACCCTTGGTGCCGTTGGCGGCGCTGTCGCCAGTTTCTTCGGCTTCGATCGTCCGCGCACGGTGGCGGCCCCTACTCGCGTCAAACCTGACGCCCTCTTCGGCATCCACCAGTCCGCGGGCCTCGACGACAGCTCTGTCGTCGGCCTGGACCCCGGCCGAACGGGCCAGATGGTGCCGGACGCGGGCGGTTCGCCTGACGACGAGATGTTCATCGCTCGCCTCGCGTCCAACCCGTCGATGCTCGACACCTTCACCTGGGACACGACCAACGCCGACGACTCGCTCCTCTACTCCATTCCGCTGGACCCGCGGTGGCTGCCGGTACGGCACACGAACCCGGACGTCGTCTACCCCACGTCGCTCGCCAAGGCCGCCACCCCGTTCCGCGCCTGGCGTGGCTCGCTCCGCTACAAGGTGTACGTCATTGCGTCCTCCTTTCACAGCGCGCGCCTTCGGGTAGTGTTCAAACCGCAGGCTGACGCGGGTACCACGGACTTCGACGACGGGCTCGCCCGTATCATCGACATCCAGGGTAGCACCGAGTTCACCATTGCGGTGCCTTTCATCTGGCCGGCGCTCTACGCGCAGGGCTCGATCGGCACACTCGACTTCCAGGTGGAGACGCCGGTGGCGGAGATCGGGCCCGTGCCCAACATCCCCATGACGCTGGTGGTCTACGTGGCCGGCGGCGACGACCTGGTGCTCAAGGACCCCACCGGTCCCCTGCTCATCCCGGTCGACACCTTCCTGCCTGCGGCTGAGGCGGATCCGCGCGCCGACTTCACGCGGCCCTTCGACCCGCTGGGCGCCCCTGCGCAGAGCGTGCGCTTCGACGACCCCCTGTACTTCGACGCGCCCGTGCACGTGACGGACCTCATCCACCGCCCGCAGCCCTGGCTCACGCGTGGTCCCTTCGACGCGGCGAACTTTTGCTGGCGCTTGTTCCTCTACCCGCACGTGAACGCCATCAAGTGGCAGTACGGCTCCTTCGCTAACGCGGCCCTCACCACCCCCACGGGCCACGGCATCGACTCGCACTTCACCGGCATCGGGGTGTTCCCCCTGGTCCCGTACGACTCCGAC